TAAGTTGTTTGACTTTTACAAAGAATTTTTGAATGAAGGTGCGGAGTTAAGTGAGATAAGAGGCGATTCAGATAAAGTAATGATAGGGATATTTAGTGAACTAGATACAAAGTGGAAATCCATTGCCTCTAAAACACCTTTCTTAAATGCAAATGGATTTAGAAATACAATAATGGACGATATGCCATCTGTAAAAAAATTAATGGGGTGGAGTAGAAATGACTAACCTAATCTTCATAATATTCCTAGGAGCACCACAGCTACAACACTATACATGCACACCAGAGCAGTTAAAAGAAGCAAGTCAAGTATTTGTACCATGTAAGGGCGAAAAGCATTTTAACGAGTGCTATGAAGCTAGTATAAGAGAGTATTGTGAGGTGAGGTTTTAACATGGGAACACTGCATTATAAAAGAAGAGATGAAATAGAAGCGGAACTAGAAAAACTAAAAGCCGAACTAGCTAAATATAAAGAACCCTATGATTATGATGAAATAATATCCGATGATGTAGGAAACGGCACAGGGTATATTAGCGGTCATGCATGGATAGGCAGAGTTAAGGCAAATACCAAATACAGAATTATTGTAATAGAAGGTAATTAATGGCTATTAAAAAAGAGATATGGGATAAAGCAAGACTATTATTCGAGCATGGCAAATCTCTTAATGAAATATCAGACACTACGGGCATAAATAAAAGCTCAGTATCAAAGAAAAGTAAGACAGAAAAATGGGTAAAATTCAACGAAAAATCAACCCTTGTTTTAAGCGAGGTCGATACTATACTAAAGCAAGATGAAATAAATCAACAAAAATCAACCCTAAATCAACAGGAGTTGAATTTTCATAATAGCGAAGTTCATAAAGCAATAAGTAAAGCCAATATGTTAAACATGTTTGATAATGAAACTATTAAAAATCAAGAGATAACAAATAAAGCTCAAAAAGCAATAAGTGATAAGATAGAAGCTAATAGTGATGAAGCAATAGAACATCTGCCTAACATAATGGCTATAAGCAAGATAACTGAGGTAAACCGCAAACAGCTTTATGGAAATACCGAGACTTATGCACCTGGTAAAAAAGAAGATGAAGAGACAGGTCCACAGTTTAAACTTACAGTAGCACCAAAGAAAGCATAATGGATATAACACTACAAGACGCTCAAAGTGAATGGTTTTGGAGTGAAGCAACAGAAATGCTTGTTGGTGGTGCCGCTGGTCCTGGAAAATCATTCTTTTTAAGAGTTGGCTTAATTGCGTGGGCTTTAGAGATTAAAGACTTACAAATCTATCTATTCAGAAAAACATATAAAGACCTGGAGCAAAATCACATAAACCACCCTCAAGGTTTTCCCGTGCTATTAGCTGAACATATCCAGGCGAAAACGGTTAAGTACAATTCATCTAAAAATATCTTTGTATTTAATAACGGGTCCATGATACACTTGTGCCATTGTCAACACGAAAAAGATAAATACAATTACCAGGGTGCAGAAATGCATATACTCGCAATAGATGAGCTTACACACTTTAGTGAGAGTATATACACATATCTTAGAGGTCGTGTTAGAATGAGTGGTGTTAAGTTACCAGAGCATTACAAAATAAAATGTACCGTAGATAAAAGAGGGTATAGGACCTTATTTCCAAGAGCTATACTTTCAACTAATCCAGGTGGAGTAGGTCATAACTGGGTAAAGCAAACTTTTGTCGATTATGGACCACCAAAAACAATAGTTAAGACACCACCTAAAGAGGGTGGACTTCATAGAGCTTTTTACCCTGCCAAGTTATCTGATAATCAAAAGCTAATGGACGACGACCCTGAGTATGCGGACCGTTTAAGCGGTTTAGGAAATGACGCTTTAGTAAGAGCATTATTAGAGGGTGATTGGGATATAGTAGCAGGCGGTGCAATAGATGATGTATGGGACCGTAAAGTTCATGTATTAAAACCTTTTGATATTCCTAGTGATTGGTATGTGGACCGTGGATACGATTGGGGTTCATCAAAGCCAGCTTCATGTTTGTATTTTGCTGAGTCTAATGGAAATGAGATAACATTAAGCGATGGGACTACTAGGTCATTCCCTAGAGGCTCTATAATAATCATTAGAGAGATATACTTTTGGAGCGGTAAAGTAAATGAGGGTAGTAAGCTACTTGCAACAGAACACGCTGAAACAATAAAAGAAGTGGACGAACAAATCCATGACCTATATAATCTATATGTAAATGATGGACCAGCTGATAATGCAATATTTAATACAGAAAATGGGAATTGTATCGCAGATGATATGATGGAACACGGTGTGTATTGGACCAGGTCCGATAAATCTCCAGGGAGTAGAATACAAGGACTAGAAAAAATAAGAGAGCTATTAAAGAACGCCATTAAGAACGGTAAAGAGCTTCCAGGGCTTTATATCTTTGATACTTGCACTCATACTATAAGAACGCTTCCAACACTTCCAAGAGATGAAAAGAAACCCGACGATATAGACACTAACGCTGAGGACCATATTTACGATGTGATTAGATATAGAACTACGGCATTTAAAAATGTAATGACCCAAAGCAAGATAACAGGATTCTAATGAAGCTCGTAAAAGTCGGCAACCTAGAAATGTTAGTACCAAAGAAAAGCCTAATACAACGCAAAGCAGAACCTAAACAACCCCTCATAGACGCTTTACTAGAGAAACACCGAGATACACCACACATCACTTATGAAGAGTTGGAATTATACGCTCACGGTTACTTAAGAGGCAAGATTAAACGACATGAGAGGGGTTATAGGGTTGATTAAGTTCTATCTTATCTTTAAGAATGTATATACTATGGTTAAGAAAGAGAAATTAAAGGACTTAAGATGACAAAAGAACAAAAAGAATTTATGAATGAATGTGTAGCTTATGGAGTTGCTAATAAAACAACAGATTCAGACGAGATTGTAAAAGCTGTTTATAGAAATAGATTAGCGTTGTTAAATGAAATAACTGAGCATAAAGATGAAGTAATTCCTTTGCTTAAGCAGTTGTAGTGGTTTGAGATGTTCGTTAATTCCGAACATCTCAAAATATAATAAAATCTTCTAAATAAAAAAGGATATTTATGTATGATATAGTGAAAACAGAATTTGACTTCTATAAAAATCAAATAGGTAAAGAAGAGATAGTTAAAACAGTATGTAGTAAAAGAGAAGCGGAAAGACAATTAGAAGTATGTTTTAGGAGCGATAGTTTTACACACTATGAGATAAGAGAAAGTTAAAATAATTAATATGTTTAGACAATAGAGCTAGAAAAAGGAATAACTAATGAAACCGCTCAGACTAATACAAAACCCCTCTTATAAGATAGTAAGATACAAAGACAGTAAATGGGTCAGAGCAACAAAAGACAAAGAGATGTTAGCTCTATGCGGTGATATGACTTGTGCATTTCAAGTGATATACCAAGACATTAAAAGTCATGGCGGTGAGTGTGATGTACTGAGTCGTGATGATTTTAGATTTTAAAGGATAAGAAGATGAAAAATATTCAAAAATGGTTAATTAAATCAATATTATATATTCTTGTGACTCCATTAGTAATAGTAATGGTGCTAAAAGAAAAACTAGATGAATTAGAGTGTAAACTAAACAAAACTTAAATTATGTTATAATAGCACACTAAAACTAAAAAAGTGAGCATTTTATGGGCGTAGATACAAAACATAAGTTATACACAGCCAACGAAACAAACTGGAAATTTATGCGTGATTGTATCGAGGGAGACACAGCTATAAAAGCTAATGGGAAGACTTATATTCCCTCTCTGTCAGGTCAGTCTCCAGACGACTATAAAGCTTACATAGGAAGACCTTATTTTGAGGGCTATACACAAAGAGTTTTAGACGGCTTAACAGGCTTGATGTTCGCTAAAACTCCAACAGTAGAAGCACCCACTCAATTAGAAGCATTATTCCCTAACTTCAACTTAAATGGCTCAACACTCACAGATTATGTTCAAGATATATCAAATGAAAACGTCGGACTAGGACGTGTTGGTGCTTTAGTTGATATGGGTCAAGACGGTACTCAAAACAGACCTTATGCAACAGTTTACAAAACAGAAACAATCGGAAATTGGCGATATAAAAACATCAATAATCAAAATACTCTTGTTATGGTTGACCTTGAAGAAATAGAGCAAAATTGGACAGATGAATTTACAGCAGAAGACGTTGTAATTTATCGTGTTTTACGCTTAACAGACGAGGGTATATACGAACAGCATATTTATAAACCCGATAGTGAGCAAACATACAGCATTACTCCAACAGAAATAATCACACCTCTTATGAACGGTAAGCCATTAGTTTATATCCCATTTATTCCATTCACTCCAGAGAAATTAGTTATTGAACCTGCAAAGCCACCATTACTAGACTTAGCTCGTGTTAATGTAGCACACTTCAAACTAAATGTAGACTATTATCAAGGTTTACATATGTTGGGACTTGGTGCTTTTGTAGCATATGGGATTCAACCAAAAGAACTAGATAATTTCCAAGTAGGTGGTTCAACAATTAATGGCTTTACAAATCCATCCGCAAAAGTAGAAGTTGTTAGTGCTGGGGCTGAGGGCTTCACAGACATTAGAGACGAAAAACAAGCACTAATCGACTCAATGGTAGTCTTAGGCTCAAACATGCTACAAGGCGATAAGAAGGTAGCTGAAGCGGAGGCAACTGTGGCGATGAGGTCAGCAGGTCAAAATGCCTCTCTAATATCCACAGCCGATACAATATCAAGAGGTGTTACAAAGATACTTGAAATCATGGCGGAATGGATGGGCATTAGCGGCGAAATAAGCTACAAACTAAACACAGACTTCAACTTAACTCAAATGAGTCCACAACTACTAAAAGAAGTGATAGTCGGTAAAACACTTGGCGAAATCCCTCGTAAAGTTGTATTCGATACTCTAAAAGCAGGGGAGATAATCAATGACGATGTGACTTTTGAAGATTTTGAAACAATGCTTAGTGAAGAAGCCCCAATAGTAAATAACTCAGCGTTACCACCAAAACAAGCTAACAATGATAAAGTAAATCTTGAAAAAATAGCCAAAAGCGTAGGAGCTAAATAAATGATAAGTAAATCATTAAGAAAAAAGCTAAAGAATAAATGCTTTAAGATAAACATATTTGAGACAAAAGTATATCTCATTACAAACAAAGATGAGTTTCAAGAGGTATATGATGATATTAAGCATGACGCTAACACTAATGATGTTCACGGATTATGTTTATCAACAGTTGAGAACGGCAAGAAAGATATTTTTATAGGGTACTTTGTAGATAGGGACGATGTCTTAGTTCATGAGTGTGTTCATGCTTCACTATACATCTTAGACAACATTGAAGAAATGGTACATCACAATAGTGAATTGCAGCCCTATTTAATACAAACGCTATTTAGAGAATGTAAGGCTCTTGCTAATGCTTAAAGTCCTCTCATGGGTCGTCCTAATCTCTATCATCTCCTCAACTACAATGTTCCTACTAATGAAATACTTTGATGAAGTTGTGAAATTTATCAATAACTAAGGACTCTTAATAATTCTCTTAGCTTTAAGTTGTTATACTTAGGTTACAAAGGATTTAAGATGATACCAATTAATAAAATAGCGATAGAAATATTACTATCAGGAAACACACTTAGAACATTAAGTGATGAAGAACTTGCAGAAATGCACAAAAAGCTACTAGAAGAGGGTGATACTGGTTTTATAATGGCTATTGAGATAGAAATAGTTAATCGGGTTAAAGGCATGAAATATAATAATGGATTAACTATTAGAAGTTGGAAATATTCAACTGCTGAGGGCAATTCAAAAAACTTTAGTTCTTTCATTGAGATATATTTTAATGAAAGTCAAGAAGTGTCATTTACTATTAAAAATGTGGATGAATTTAATAAGATAAAAAAAGTAATAACAGAGGGGTTAAAAGGAGATTTAATCAATGAATGATGAAGAAAACGCAACACTTGCAGAAGATAACAATAAAATTATCATCAAATCAAGTAATGAGATAGATTATTTAAGCATTGGTTCTGATAGTGGAAGTGATATTGAAATGTTTGGAAAAAAATACAAAGTTACTTTTATGCAGAAACGGTCATGGAATACAAAAGTTATTTATTTGTATGTATTAACATTAATATGTTTAGACAATAGAGCTAGAAAATAGGTAGAATTGTAGCTAATTAAAACTCAATACTACCGAAATATGTCCAGTGCAAAATCGCCTTTCATTTTTCAGTCTCCAAACCGTGTGAGCGAAAATCTATAGTTTTCATTGGTTCAGAAAATACCCCTACAACGTCGTACCGCTTCGACTAGGTTTACAAGTGACCACAACTTAATATCGGACGTTACCTTGTTAGTATCATATTGTAGTGCAGGAAATAGCACTATGGTTTAGCTTATTAGCTCTTTTTTGATTTTGATTTACTATCTACCATTAAGTTGATAATAACAACACATCTTTCTAAGTGATGATTAACTTTAGAATTTATAGGTTTTGTTTAAGTGTTTAGGATTTTTAATAAATGAAGTAGCCTATGAAACCTGCTTCACTATCTTATAAAGACACCTTAATCAAACCCCTCTAAAAGAGAGAGCTTGTAGTCAAGTTTCATAGGCTTGATTAAATTGTCTTGGTCAATAAACTGTCACATAATTTGCTACGCTGGTTTATGTCAAACCTCAAAGTTTATTGATAATGTAAGTATAGCATAAAAAAGATAATAAGGGTAATTAATAGAGGTTTTAGTTTACTTTAGTTATACTGCTTTAAAGGATTAACAGATGAAAAAACATTATCAAAAAGAATCATATCCATTTGGAGATTGTTTTAGAACTTGCATGGCTTCAATATTAGAATCTGATAAATTAGAGGATGTTCCAAATTTTATGAAAGATGGAGAGGAACTTTTTAATGATAATTTATCAATGTGGCTCAAAGAAAACAATTTACAATCATTAACTGTTGATTGGGAGGGGTTGAATAAATTTAATACTATTTTAACATCAAAGGTGTACATAATAGCAACTGGGAAAAATAATGGTATTTTTCATAGTGTTGTAGGAACATATACAAAAGAAGATGAAAGACATTTAATTTCATTAGTCCATGACCCTATAGAAGGACAAAACTTTTTTAACTCAGACGAAGACAACATGGGAATCATCCAAATAAGATTTATATTTGGTAACGAAAATTTTAAATGTTTAGGCAGTAGAGCTAAGCATAGATTAAAAAGCAAATCTTCACTCTAAATATGCTATAATACAACAAAAAAAGGTACTCTATGGCTGATAATCAAATCCTCTTTGAAACGATAATCAGCGGTTTAGCAAATCAACTGCAAAAACTTAAAGACCTTGAAGAAGAATTGCAAGGGTTCGAGGACACCTACTCTGAAGATTATAAAATTGTCAATGATAGAATAGATGATTTAGTATTACAGATAGATAGAACCATCAAAGAAGCCATATCAAAGATACAATTCCCTAAAAGCATAACACTAGAAGAAATAAAAGAACTCATACCAAAAGAGTATGACGATACAGAGCTAAAATCTGACCTAGGTAGTTACCTAGATAGACAAATACAAATAAACACAAATAGAATAAAGACTGATATTGAAAAAACAATTAACGAGATACCACAGCCTGAGATACCAACTCCAGAGGCTATACAGTATGGTAAAATTCAAACTGATTTACAAGTATGGATAAACGATAACTTAGACTTATTTAAAAGCGAATTTGACTCAACGCAACTCAAAAAAGAATTACAAGCATATTTAGCTAAAAAAGTAAGTGATATTCCTAAAGCTAAAGATGGATTAAATGCAGTTGGAATAGAAGACATAACACGCTCTAAAGACGATTTACTTATTACCCTAACAGATGGCACAGAAAAACGAATTAAACTACCTAAGCCACAGATTCAACATGTTGGCGGTGGTGGTGTTAGTTATCAAGTTGCAACCTCAGTTCTAATAGTCTCAACAGATACGGATATAACTTTAAAGCCAGAGTCACAAAACGTGCTTGTAAATGCTACAAGTGGAGAAATAAATATAACTTTACCTAATCCCGTTGACTGTTTTTCTAGTAACCGGTCATATAAATTAGGGATTACAAAAATAGATGATACAAACAATGTAGTTAATATTTTACCTCACGGCTCAGAAACTATTGCTCTTGACTTACATCAAGAACTACTACAAAGCCAAGAGGTTTTAAACTTTATATCAGATGGTACAAATTATTGGTTAGGGAGATAGAATGAGTCACATAAGAGATATAAGTGCAGTTGTAAAAGATAATGCAGGTAGAGCGAATGTAGTCGGAGTATTTGGCGAACAGTGGGCAACAGATGTTAAGAATGATGTAGTAGCTCAGTTTTCTTATGGCAAAAGCGATTATGATTTAAAGCCAGAAGAAGTAACGGGAACAGGAACCGTAACGATTGAAAAAAGTAACCTCTTGACAGTATCAACAGGAACGGATACAAATGGAGCCTCAGCAGTTGAAAGCTTTAATTCAATTAGATACAGACCAGGTCATACAGTTATGTCACATTTTACGGCATTATTTACAGACCCTACAGCAAATAACGCTCACCAATGGATAGGCATAGCAGATGGATTAAACGGCTTTGCAATAGGCTTTGAAGACGGTGTTTTATCTACAACTAGAATGAGAGCAGGAGTTCACCACCACACAGGCATAGAAGATTTTAATGGCGATATTGACATGACAAAAGTTGACTTCACTAAGCTAAATGTATTTAGGATTATGTATGGTTATCTTGGTGCAGCTTTTATTACTTTTGAAATGTTAGAGCCTGAAACAAATCAATTTAACACTATTCATACTATAGAATATCATAACGAAAATGAAGAGACTCATATAGAGTTGCCATATCTTCCAATAAAAATGAGTGTTGAAAATACAGGGAATAATACAGATATTCAAATTCGCTCAGGTAGTTGGCAAGGTGGTGTTATGGGTATTTGTGCAGCTTGTGGAAATA